GTTGGGGCTTGTTCCTAGCTCTTCTTTGGATAAGCTTCGGAAAGCAACTATACAATGGGTACTACAACCCCTAACAGAAAACAATACTGATAAATATTTGTCGAAAAAATTTTGGGCAGATGCGAGCGATCAGTTAATGTATCAGGGCAAAGCCCCACAGTTTTCTGACACCAGAGCAGCTCGTATGCCCGCATTTTTTGAACATGCAAATACAAACCTCCCTCAATACGCTTAGTTTTCAATCTGAAAAGTTAAAGAAATTGGTTGAGGATCTTGAGTCCAAGTTCGCTTGGTATCCCGTCCACCCCAAGGAGGATTTAGCCTCCATCATGTACCGCTCGGGACAGCAAGAAGTGGTACAATATGTAAAAACTATTTTAGAAGAAGACAATGTGTCTATTTAGATCAAGCCCTGCACCTATGCCTACACCGGCTCCAATACAACCAAGACAGCCAGACGTAGTGCAAGCATCTAGACTACCTAGCAAGAAAGAGCTAACAGATCCAGATGAAACAGTAGGCGTAGAATATGGTACAGCTGCAAAAGCTAAAACAAGAGGAGCTGCCAAGAAGACTGGTACAGATGCTCTTAAAATTAACATCAACCCCGGCACAACAGGTGGTGGTACTACTGGAGGCATGAATGTATAAGGCTAAGGAAAGATATAATCAACTATCATCAGGTAGAACTCAGTTTCTAGATATGGCAGTTGAATGTTCTGAACTTACCTTACCATATCTTGTAACAAGAGATGACAACTACAAAGGCAAACGAACCCTGCAACAACCATGGCAGTCAGTAGGTGCTAAAGCAGTTGTCACGTTGGCTGCAAAGCTCATGCTCGCAACCCTACCGCCACAGACTAGCTTCTTTAAGTTGCAAGTCAGGGACGACAAGCTAGGTGAAACACTCGATCCAAACATGCGTACTGAGTTAGACTTATCATTCTCAAAGATAGAGAGATTGATTATGGATTTCATAGCTGCATCAAACGATAGAGTTGTAGTGCACCAAGCTTTAAAACATCTAATCGTATCTGGTAATGCTCTTATATTTATGGGCAAAGATGGATTGAAAAACTATCCATTAAATAGATACGTAGTTAATAGAGATGGTAACGGTAATGTTATCGAGATCGTGACTAAAGAATTAATTAGTCGCAAAATATTAGGAATAGAAAAATCAAAACTTGACCCGACGAGTAACGACGAGGGTCCACATGAAGACGACGCTGAGGTATACACCTGTGTTAAGATGGATGAAGGCAGTGGTCGCTGGATCTGGCATCAAGAAGTAGACGATTTAGTCTTAGAAGGAAGCCGCAGCACAGCACCCAAGAACGCTTCTCCATGGTTAGTGCTTCGATTCAATACAGTAGACGGAGAGGACTACGGAAGAGGTAGAGTAGAAGAGTTTATAGGAGACTTACGTAGTCTCAATGGATTACAACAAGCTCTCGTAGAAGGTGCAAGTGTAGCAAGTAAAGTTATATTTCTTGTATCACCATCTGCTACAACCAAACCCCAGACCTTATCTAAAGCTGGCAACGGAGCTATCATACAGGGTAGACCAGAAGACGTAGGAGTAGTACAAGTAGGTAAGACTGCTGACTTCTCCACAGCTGCACAGATGTCGCAGTCAATAGAGAAAAGAATCCTAGAAGCGTTCCTAGTTATGAACGTGCGAAACGCTGAAAGGGTCACCGCTGAAGAGGTACGCCTTACTCAGCTAGAGCTAGAGCAATCCCTTGGCGGACTGTTCAGCTTGTTAACGGTAGAGTTCTTAGTACCCTACCTCAATAGAACTCTGTTAATATTACAGAGATCTAATCAAATACCTAAGCTACCTAAAGATGTCGTTAGACCTAAGATTGTAGCTGGTATAAATTCATTAGGAAGAGGACAAGACAACGAAGCTTTAACTAGATTCATGGCTACAATAGCACAGACTCTAGGACCAGAAGCTATGATGAAGTTCATCAACCCAACAGAAGCAGTCTCTAGACTAGCAGCTGCACAAGGTATAGATGTTCTAAATCTAATCAAGACTCCTGAGCAGATGGAGCAAGAGAAGCAAATGCTAATGCAACAACAAGCACAGCAAGAGCTAGTTAAGCAGACTGGACAGATTGCAGGCACTCCACTTATGGATCCAAGCAAGAATCCCGATCTAGCTAACCAAGCTTCTGCTTTGATGCAAGGAATGATGTCACCTCAAGACGCACCACCACAAGAATAGAATGGCAACAGCAGAAGACAAAACATTTACAGTCGATACAACAGTACAGACTGAAACAGTAGCAGATAACCTCACGCCAGAAGAGCAAGACTCTCTGGCTGTTGGGGAAAAGATAGCAGCTGAACAAGATACTCTACTAGCTGGTAAGTATAAGACAGCTGAAGACTTAGAGAAAGCTTATAAAGAATTAGAATCTAAGTTAGGATCACAACAAAGTGAAGACGCAGAGACAGCTGAACCAGAAGCTGAAGAAGCTGAATCTAAATCATCATTATCAGACAACGCTTCTATCATCACTGAAGCATCTGAGGAATACTATAGTAATGGTAACAAACTTTCACCAGAAACCATACAAAAGTTTAAGGGTATGTCTAGTGAAGATTTAGTTAACGCATATCTAGAAGTAACTAACTCAGGAGAGTGGCAAGTCTCAGATCCTAGTGCCGTTACATCAGACGTAACAGAGCAGCAGATTAACGAAGTAAAGAACTCTGCCGGTGGAGAACAACAGTACTCAGACATGGTAAAGTGGGCAAGTAAAAACTTAGATGAGAAATCTATTACAGCCTTTGACCACATTATTAATACCGGTAGTGTTGATGCTATCAAGTTTGCAGTTAGCGGACTTAGATCACAGTACTTAAACGCAGTAGGATATGATGGACAGATGATTCAAGGTAAAGCACCACAAACTAATAAAGATGTATACCGTAGCCAAGCAGAATTAGTTGCAGCTATGTCAGATAAGAGGTATGATAACGACCCTGCTTACAGGCAAGATGTTATCGAAAAACTAGACAGATCAGACTTATCATTTTAGGAGAAATCACATGCCAGCAGGTAAGGGAACATACGGAAGTAAGAAAGGTAGACCGCCAAAGAAAGGTGGTAAGGCGTCAAAGGGACTAGCCGCACTCGCAAAAAAAAGACCAAAAGTTGCGGCTGCAATCATGAAAAATAAAAAGAAATAGTCATGGCTAAAAAGAAAAGTGGGTCTGGTACATCTGATACTAGACACCCTTATCATGAGTACAAACCTGAGAAGAAGGAGTACTACAGACAGCTTGAGCTACCCATCAAGTTAGCTAAGATGAAGCACAAAACTAACAACAATGTCAACGAAGTCTAAACAAAAAAAGAATCGTGATGGGTTAATGATATCAATGGATCCAGACTCATCCATCATGAGATATGTAACTGAAAAAGGTTTCTTTCTAGACGGTCAAGGGAAATCTTACATGCAAACTGGTGGCAAGTTTTATGATGCCGGTGAGTATGATCTTGACTTACATGGATTACCAGTACCTCTAGCTAAGAACAGAAAGAAATTAAAAATAGGTACAGCATAATGCCACACACTATGGATTCAAATGCTTTTGACGAGCAGAACACAGAAGACGCTGCTGGTAAAAAGAAGAAGAATAAAAGGACCTCTGACAATTTTAACTATGGTGATATGCCTGCTGATTTTAGAATGAGGTACAAAAAAATGTTAGAACAACATAATAAAAATGGCGGTTAAAAAGAAGAACGTCAGCCTCAAGATGGGCAAGCATAAGTCCCGCTCAGGAGGGCTTACAGCAGCCGGTAGAAGAAAGTATAATAAAGCTACCGGCTCTAACCTCAAGGCTCCTCAGCCCGGAGGTGGTCCACGCAAACGCTCATTCTGTGCTAGAATGTCAGGTGTTAAAGGACCAATGAAGAAACCAAACGGCAAGCCTACAAGAAAGGCTCTTGCCTTACGTAAATGGAAATGCTAACATGGCAACTATGAATCCCTTTGACGAGTATAATACAGAAGATGCTGCGGGCAAAGGAAGTAAAAAGAAAAACAAAAAGACAGCTATGCTTCCTCATGAGTTCGAGTCCATACAAAGACAGTATGGTAACAAGAAGTATGGAGAGTATACTATCGAAGATAAGAAGAACGTCATCAACTATTACAAAAAACAAAAGAAAGGTAGAGTATAATGGCAGCCAAGCGTGGTTTATATGCAAACATTCACGCCAAGAGAAAGCGTATCAAAGCTGGCTCTGGTGAGAAGATGCGTAAGGTGGGTTCTAAGGGCTCTCCCACCGCCGCTGCTTTTAAGAAGTCAGCGAAAACAGCAAAACCTTACAAGAAAAAAACTAAGAAAAAATGATTACTACCGAATACGGTAAGAAAAATATCTACCCAAACGAACCACCCATTCAACTATTACCAAAACAAAAACTAATGTCACCAGAAGC